CTCACTTTACACCCTAAGTTAGACAAGGTGGCCCTATAGATCCGATGGACCTCAGGGTCAGAGATGACAATGTCATCACCGAGTATAACAAAGGAATCCTTTGGTAGTGAATGCTGCTCACAAATCCCCAATAATAGGAGGTTGTGGGTTAGCGCAAACACAGCAAATGATGGCTTCAGCCCAAGGGGCTGGCCCCGTGTAAAACGGTGGAGTGAGACTGTACCGTCCTCCTCCTTGAAAAACCAAGGACGTCTGGATAGGTCTCCGAAGAGATCAATCAGCTGAGAGAAACGTTCATTGTCCCCTTCCTGGGCGAAGGTGTACCTCTTATGGAGGACATCTAGCTGTAAGGGTAAGGGCATAAGGTTCGTGGCATCGGACATATCTACTGAAAAGCAGGTACGCCCTTCTGCCAACCACTGCTGGACACGCAGTATACCTTTGTCCTGGTCATGGGTACAATCACTTTGGAAATGCGTCCTCAAGTCATCCAGCACTGTTTGGGCCAGAGGGTCCAAAACAGTTTGCCAAATGGCAAAAGGGGAAGCAATTCCTCGGAGTTTGTACCCAGGTTCTTGGATTGCAGCAATCTTTCCAGCACACTGCCATATAGTGGCAGAAAGCAAGGAATTAATCCTTGTGTTGCGGGGGTTGATCTGCGGAAGGAGGTTCAAGGGAACCTGTCCCATGAACGCTTTCGGGTACTTCCTAACACTTTCTCGGGCAGGGTATGTAAGGGCCCAACTCACAAAGTGGGTTATGGCATCATTACATGCGCTGCTTCTACCTGAGAAGGTAGGCGAGTTTGTGTAGTCGGAAGTGAGATCAATGACAAACGGGCGTCCAGCCCGCTTCTCAAGACTGCTTCCAGAGTACTTGATTCCGGAAATCCGGGCAAGTTTTTCCTTTGGGACCCACGAGAAACGGGTGTCCATTCCCGTCCTATCAGTGGATTCCATAGAACCGAAGAACTTCTTCCGCTGCTTAGAAGTTAAATGATTAGATACTAAGGATGAAT